GTATCTGGTCTTGGAACGATTCAATCCATTAGTATTGGAAACAGTGGATCTGGATATAGATCTGGAATTCAAACGGTTGTAAATGTTGGTGTTGGACTTTCTGCTTCAGGAACTCCAAGTATTGAGTTCATTGGAACTGCTACTATCAGTAATGGTAATATTGTTAGTGTAGCAATTACTAATCCAGGAACAGGATATACAACAACTAATGTTCCATATGTTGTATTTGATGATCCACTAAGTTATTCTAATATGGATTTGGTGTATAGTTCTTCTTCTGTAAGTGGATTTGGAACACATGCAACAGCAAACATCGTTGTTGGTCAAGGATCTAGTGTGATTGATTTTGAAATCAATAATACTGGTTATGGATATGGTAATGGTGAAATACTAACCGTTGCAATTGGAGGGACAACTGGTATTCCAACAACTTCATCTTATTCTGGAAATGAGTTTCAAATTACAATTGATGAAATTCATGATGATGAGTTTACTGGATGGTCAGTGGGAACATTGCAGGTTTTAGATAGAATTGATGAATATATTGATGGAGTGAGAAAAGACTTCCCACTAACATTATCTGGATCTATTGTTTCTATTGTTGCAGCAAAAGGTTCTAAGATCAATGTTGAAGATGTTCTTCTCATATTTGTAAACAACATACTCCAGGTTCCTGGTGAAGGTTATACATTTGATGGAGGAAGCACAGTTGTATTTACTGAGGCTCTGAAGGTAGGTGATACTGTAAACATTCTATTCTATAAAGGAAGTGGTGACACTGATGTTATCTTTAGAAATGTGATTGAAACAGTGAAAAAAGGTGATACTTTACAAATTAAGAGTGACAGATCAATTGGACAAGCATCATACTTAACCGAAGATGAAAGAGTAGTAGAATTGGTCAAATCTACTAGCACGGTAGATACAAATCCTTATGAGGGACCAGGAAACACTGTTGATGTTACTCTTGAAAGACCTGTTGATTGGTGTCGTCAAACAGAAGATATCTTTATCAATCAAATCGGTGTTGGTAAGGATAGAGAATTGTACGAACCTGTTATTAATCCAAGTGCATATCTCATCAAGTCTGTTGGAGTGGGATCAACAGCAATCTATGTTGATAATTTAAGACCTATCTTTAACTCTCAAAATGAGAATGATACAGATTTAGATTTCCAAAAGAAAATTAAGTTTGTAAGACAAGAAACTAAGACAGGTGCAGCTGGTACTGCAGTTGTTTCTGGATTTGGCACTATCTCTTCTGTCACTATTTCTGATGGTGGTGTTGGATATACAACTGCTACTGTAAGCTTTGGTTCAACTGTTGGTGTTGGAACAACTACCAGAGCATTTGGTAATGTTTCTATTAGTGCTGGAGGAACAGTTACAGGAGTTGCTATTACAAGTCCAGGTGTGGGATACACTTATACAAATCCACCAACGGTTCTTATTTCTCCTCCAACTTATTCAGAAGAAGAAGTAAGTGTAACTTCTTATTCTGGTGATAATGGAATCATTGTTGGATTTGGAACAACTGCTGTTGGGGTTGGAACTACTCAACTTATATTTGATATTCATATTCCATATGATTCTTTCCTTAGAGATTCCTCTATTGCTGGAACAGCATTAACTATAAGTTCTATTAGTGCTAATGACTACTTTATTATTAGAAACTCTAATGTTGGACTTGGATCAACTTCAGTAACTTCACTTGATAGTGCTGGAAATACTGTTGGAGTAGGAACTTCATTTGCAGATAATGTTTATCAAGTTGCTAGTGCAGAATCTATCTCAACTAGTGTTTCTGGAATATCTACATATGTAAGAAGATTGTTTGTTAAAGTTGATGACTTTGTTTATGGATTCTCAGGAATAACAACTTCTGATAACTTTGGATCTTTCAGTTGGGGAAGAATAGATGTTACCGCAAGAGCAGAGTTGAATTCTTACAATGCATATACCTTAGGTGGTATTGGAATCTCTGAAGGAACTGGAATTTCTACATCAACATTAGTGACAAGATCAAACTTCTTGAAATTTAAAAATTATATCGTTTAATCACTAATAAATAAAGAAAAACTCTGTCCAAAATGGCTGCTATTATAACTGATCAGATTAGAATATTAAATGCTGGTAATTTTATTGCTGGAGTCTCTAATTCCAACAATTCTTATTATTCGTTCATTGGTCTGACTAATCCTGCAGATTATCAAACTGATTGGGATTCCGATCCACCTGCTCCCAAGGACAATTTTGATCAGGAGAATGATTACTGGAATACGATGGTGGCGTTGAAGAAAATCAACACTGCTGATGCTAGACAAGTCATTCCAAAAAGAACTTGGGCATCTGGAACGACTTATGACATGTATAGGCATGATTATTCTAGATCAAACACAGCAAAAGTTTCTGGAGCAACTAATCTTTATTCATCAAACTATGTTGTATTAAATAGTGATTTCAGAGTTTATATTTGTTTACAGAATGGCACTGATCCAGATAATACTGAAGGCAGACCATCTTTGGATGAACCAACTTTCACCGATTTAGAACCAAGATCTGCTGGAACCAGTGGTGATGGATATATTTGGAAATACCTTTACACAATTAAACCAAGTGAAGTCGTTAGATTTGAATCAACAGACTTCATGCCAGTTCCGACAGATTGGTTAACCGGAACAGAAAATGCTGCGGTCAGAGATAATGCTGTTGACGGTGGAATCAAAATTGTAACTGTTACTAACAAGGGTGTCGGTCTTGGAACTGCTAACAGTGTTTATACTTCCGTTCCCATCAGAGGTGATGGAACTGGAGCAGAATGTACAATTGTTGTTGATGCAAATCAACAAGTAAGTTCTGTAACTGTTTCTAATCAAGGATCTGGATACACATATGGAAATGTAGATTTAGTTGCCGGTGGAGTTCCAACAGGAACTACAAGACCAACTTTTGATGTTATTATTCCACCTCAAGGTGGTCATGGTGCAAACATTTATAGAGAGTTGGGTGCATATAATGTTCTTCTTTACTCTAGAATTGAAAATGATAGCACAAATCCAGACTTTATAACAGGAAATCAAATTGCAAGAGTTGGTGTTGTTGAAAATCCTCAACAGTTTGGATCAACAACTCTTCTTTCTGCAGATAAAGCAAGTGCTCTCGGTGCTTTAAAGTTAGTTGGAACTGGATACAGTACTGCAACTTTCTCTGGAGACTCTTACTTCACTCAAACAGTATCAACTGGCACCACAGCAGTTGGAAGAGTTGTAAGTTATGATCAAAATACTGGTGTTCTGAAGTTCTGGCAAGATAGGTCACTTGCAGGATTTAATACTGTAGGAACAGCACAAACTCAACCTACATATGGATTTGACCTTACTGAGTTTTCTTCTTCTCCAGGAACTGGTGGGTCTTTAGTTATATCTCCAACAACTGGTCAAGATCTATCAATTGATACTGCTTTTTCAGGTATAACTACCGTAATAAATAATCGTACATATTATCTTGGTCAAACTTTTGCTAGCGGTATTGCCAATCCTGAAGTTAAAGCACACTCTGGCAGTATCATTTACGTTGATAATAGACCGTCTATAACACGGTCATCGAATCAAAAAGAAGACATAAAAGTTATTTTGCAGTTCTAAAGAATTATGCCACAACAGACTAACCTCAACGTAGCACCATATTTTGACGATTTTGATGCAACGAACGATTATCATAAGGTATTATTCAAGCCAGGATTTCCTGTTCAGGCTAGAGAGTTAACAACTCTTCAATCGATACTGCAAAATCAAATTGAAAAATTTGGACAACACTTTTTCAAAGAAGGGTCTAAAGTAATTCCAGGAAATACTGGATATAGTCAGATATATTATTGTGTTCAGTTAGAAAATACTTTTCAGGGTGTTCCCGTTGCTGCATATGCAGATCAATTAATAGGAACAAAGATAACAGGACAAACTTCTGGAGTAACTGCATTTGTTGATAGTGTTTTGCTTCCAGAAGACTCTGAGAGAGGTAATTTAACCTTATACATCAATTACTTAACCTCCAGCACTACTAACAATTCTACACAAGTTTTTAGTGATGGAGAAGTATTAACCTGTAATGAATCTTTATCATCAGGTTTACTTGGAAATTCTACTATATCTCCAGGAACTCCTCTTGCATCAACACTGTCACAAGCTGCAGCAGCAACTGGATCTTCATTTCAAATTGAAAATGGAATTTACTTTATTAGAGGGAACTTTATAAATGTAAACAAAGAGACTTTAATCCTAGATCAATATTCAAATTTACCAAATTACAGAATTGGTTTGTTGATTGATGAGAGTATTGTCACTGCGGATATTGATGAAGAGTTAAATGATAATTCTCAAGGATTTAATAACTATGCTGCGCCTGGAGCAGATAGATTAAGAATTAGTGTAAGACTTCATAAAAAAGCACTTGATGATTTTAATGATGATAACTTTATCTTACTTGCTACCGTTATCAACGGTGTCCTTCAGATAAACAAAAGAAAGAGTATTGCAGGTGGTGGTGTAGGATTTAGTGACTTAACAGATGTTCTTGCCAGAAGAACATTCGATGAATCTGGTCACTATTATGTTAAACCATTTGACGTTACTGTTGTAAACTCTTTAAATGATAGGGTTGGTAATGGTGGAATTTTTAATACAGGACAGTTCTCTCCTGGTGGAGTGACTGTTTCTGATGATCTTGCTTTATATAAAATCTCTCCCGGAAAAGCATATGTAAAAGGATATGAAATTGAATCATTAAACGCAGTATATCTTGATGTAGATAAACCAAGAACAACTAGAACACTTGAAGACCAAAACATAATTTACAATACTGGTCCTACTTTAAGACTTAATAGAGTTTATAGAAATCCAACCGTTGGATTAGGAAATACCTATTTTGTAAGTCTTAGAGATCAAAGAGTAGGATCTAATCAAGAAACTCTCCCAGGCAATGAAGTTGGAGTTGCTAGAGTTTATGATTTCAGATTAGAGTCTGGTTCATATAATACATCTGATGGAAATCTAAACGAATGGAATCTTGCACTTTATGACGTTCAAACTAACGTAGATATCTCAATAAATCAAGCTCACACATTATCAACTCCAACCTTTGTAAAAGGTGCTAACAGTGGGGCAACAGGATTCTTGAGACATGCAGTTAGTGCTGGAACTGCACTTACAGTGTATGAATCCGAAGGATCTTTCATACCAAATGAGAGACTCATCTTTAATGGTGTTGATGATGGAAGGATTGCTATTGCCGTCACTGAACACAATATTTCAGATGCAAAGTCTGTTTATGGAATGGTTGGATATGATGGAACTGATTCGTCAGTGGGTATCAACACATTCAGTGCGGATGTAATTCAGTCAACTAAGTTTACCATTGGAATTGCAACAGTAAGTCCTCTCTCTGGAGGAGTTAGTACTGTAAGAAGCAATAATCCTGCATTCCCAGGAACTCTGATGAAAGAGAATGATCTGATTGAATATACTGACAATACCACCGGTGGACTTCTTACAGAAGATCCAATTGTAGCTAGAGTTGTCAGTGTTGGAACCACACATATTGAAATTGAAGGTGTAACTGCGGTTGCAGGAATTTCTAGTGGTCTTCTTCCTTCTGCAGCATTAAACGTAACTGATTTTAAAGTCATTACAACAGATCTGGCATCATCTTCAGATGACTCTTTATTTACTGCATTACCAAAGATAAATGTATCTAATGTAAATCTTGATGATGCATCATTAACGATTAGAAAAACTTTTGATGTAACTATCGCAAGTAATGAGCTCTCTACCCAAGTGGTTGCAGGAACAAATGAAACTTTCTTACCATTCGATGAAGAAAGATATCTTTTAATTAGAGATGATGGGACAACCGAATCTCTAAATGGTGATCAATTGGATATTTCACCCAATGGCAAAACATTACAGATTCGTGATTTGGGATCAAATAGTGGTGCTACTCTGATTGCTTCTCTAAGAAAAATCAAACCAAAAGCAAAACAAAAGATTAAAAATAGAGTTAGTTCAATAATTATTGATAAATCTAAGTTAGTTGGATCTGGAATCGGAACAACAACTCTGAATAATGGATTGACGTATGGGTCTTTCCCATTCGGAACTAGAGTTGAAGATGAAGTTATTTCTCTGAATACTCCTGATGTTATTCAAATTCATGGAATCTTTGAATCTGCAGATACTTCCACAGCATCTTGCCCACAAGTCACATTACAAGCAATTAATACCACATCAACTACAACTCAAGAACTTTTAATAGGTGAGAGATTTATTGGTCAAACGAGTGGTGCTGTTGCAATCGTGGCAGAAAAATTAGACAATTCTAATATTTCTTTTATTTACAAAAACGAAATTGGTTTTATTGAGGGAGAAACTGTTGAATTTGATGAATCTGCAGCGTCTGCACTTATTTCAACATTAGTAACACCAAGTTTTAATATTTCATCAAATTATTCTTTCCAAACTGGTCAGGAAAAAACTTTCTACGATCATGGAAGAATAAAAAGAAAAGCAGACTCTTCTACACCTACTAAGCAATTGAAGATTTACTTCATGAATGCTTCCTTCTCTTCAACAGATGATGGTGACATAACGACTGTGAACTCTTATGATCAGTTTAATTATGCAACAGAAATTAAAAATATAGACATTAATAGAAATTCTGACATTATTGATATCAGACCTAGAGTTTCCACATTTGTTACTGCCTCAACTAATACTAGATCTCCTCTAGAATTTCTTGGTAGAACATTTACTGCATCTGGTCAATCAGCAAATACTATACTGGCATCTGATGAAGCTATATTAACAGATATTTCTTACTATCAAGGTAGAATTGATAGAGTTTACTTAACAAAAGAAGGTAAATTCCAGATAATGTATGGAACTCCTTCTGATGTTCCTGATAGACCTGATCCAATCGATGATGCAATTGAAATCTGTAGGGTTAATCTTCCACCATTCCTTTATGATCCAAGTCAAGCATCTCTATCTTTTATGCAACATAAGAGATATCAAATGCAAGATATCAAAAAACTTGAGGATAGAATTAAGAGTCTTGAATATTATACTACATTATCTCTTCTTGAAAAAGAGACTGCAAACTTTTTTGTTCCAGATGACAATGGTTTGAATAGATTCAAGTCTGGTTTCTTTGTTGACAACTTCAATGATTTCCAAGCACAAGAACTTGGAATTCGTGTCAATAATTCCATTGACAGAAGATTTAATGAACTGAGACCAAGACACTATACAAACTCTGTTGATTTGATATTTGGTCCTGTTGTTGATACAGATCCCACTGCCGATTTAGATTTTGCGGATATTGAAGGTAATAATACAAGAAAGCAAAATGATGTTGTAACTCTTGATTATTCTGAAGTTGAATATATCAAACAGAACTTTGCTACAAGAACTGAAAGTGTTACTCCTTTCCTTATCAGTTTCTGGAATGGAACTATAGAACTTACTCCAGCATCTGATAACTGGGTTGATACCAATAGACTTGAAGCAAAGATTATCGAAACTGAAGGTAACTATAACGAAGTATTCAACGATAATGTTGAAGCTGGAGTAATTGATCCTCAAACAGGATTCGGTCCTATGATTTGGGATTCTTGGGAAACAAACTGGACTGGTATTGAAGTTGTAGATTCAACTAGAACAAGAGTTATTCAAAATGGTCCCGATGTTATTCACCGTCAGGGTCCTGGTGGTAGAGCAAGAAGATCTACACAAACAAGACAAGTAACTGACCAGGTTATTGAAGAACAACTCAGAACAACCAGAGAATTTGGAACTGAATCAAGATCTGGTGTCAGAACTATTGTTACTGAACAGTTTGATATGGAGTCTGTTGGAGACAGAGTAGTCAGCAGAGATCTTATCCCATATATGAGATCTAGAAATGTTGAATTTGTTTCTAAGAAGATGAAACCACTCACTAGAATGTATGGATTCTTTGATGGTGTTGATATTACAGAATATTGTGTCCCTAAACTTCTAGAAATCACTATGACATCTGGAACTTTCCAGGTTGGTGAAACAGTTGTTGGTGAGATGGGAACAATTGGTCGTGGTGAAACTACTGCAGAATCAAATGCAAATATTAGATTCAGAGTTGCTCAATCAAACCATAGAGAGGGTCCTTATGATGCTCCCACTAAAACTTATCCAGAAAATCCATATTTAAATATTCCATTATCTGCATCCTACTCTTCTACTTCCACTATTCTTAATGTAGATACATTCTCTCTTGCATCTCAAGCAAGAGGTGACTTCTATGGTTGGGTAAAGGAAGGAATGACATTAGTTGGATCAACAAGTGGTGCTATTGCTACTGTTGAAAATGTTAGATTGATCTCCGATCTTTCTGCTACCCTTATTGGTAGTTACTACATTCCAGATCCTAATAACATTACTTTCCCAAGATTTGAATGTGGAACTAAAACATTCACTCTTACTAATGATATTGACAACAATCAAGATAATGCAAGCACTATTGCAGAAGAATCATTTAGTGCATCTGGTACTCTAGAAACAGTTCAAGAGAATATTATTTCTGTTAGAAATGCAAGAGTTGAACTGAAGAACGAGTTCCAGAGTAGAAATGTTAACAGAGATCTTGGAACAGAGATTACTGCTAGCAGAGTTGTTTCTTCACGAACAAGGACTCAGACAATCATTACTTGGTATGATCCACTTGCACAGTCGTTCTTGGTAGAAGATGAAACTGGAGTATTCTTGACCAGTTGTGATGTTTTCTTTAGATCCAAAGATGACATGGATATTCCTGTTGTCTTCCAATTAAGGACGATGATAAATGGATCTCCCTCGGCAAAAGTTCTTCCATTCTCTGAAGTTGTTTTAGATCCAGATGATATTCAAACATCGTCTGACGGATCGATTGCGACTAATATTCAATTTAAAGCACCTGTATATGTTGAAGGTGGCACTGAATATGCTGTATGTTTAGCATCTAACTCTACCAAGTATAGTGTTTACATCTCTAGAATTGGTGAGAATGATCTCCTGACAGATACATTTATCTCTAATCAACCATATCTTGGATCTTTGTTTAAATCACAGAATGCTTCTACATGGGAACCAAGTCAGTGGGAAGATCTTAAGTTTACTCTTTATAGAGCAGACTTCCTTGATACTGGGTCTGTTGAGTTCTACAGTCCAGAACTTACAAGAGGAAATGCACAGATTGCAAAACTTACTCCTGATCCTATTGTTCTTCAGTCCAGATCAATTAGAGTTGGTCTTGGCACTACAGTAGCAGATTCATATGAGTTTGGTAACACATTCTTCCAAGCAGGAACAAATGCAACTGGAGACCTTGTAGGGGTCGCAGGATCTGCTGTAGGAGATCTCTCAATCAGTAATGCTGGACTGGGTTACACTCCTGCTGATGGAGGTCAAACATTTACTGGTGTTAATCTTATCACCTTAACTGGTCATGGAAGAGGAGCAACCGCAGATATTACTATTAGAAATGGTAGTATTGTTGCTTCTGGTGCCACCATTAATAATGCTGGTGGTTCTGGATATCAGGTCGGTGATGTTGTTGGAATCGATACTATTGGAGCAGCATCTGTTGGTAGAAATGCAAGACTTACAATCGCAGGAATTGGACACACTAACGAACTTATTCTGAACAATGTTCAAGGTGAGTTTGTTGTTGGAGCAGCAAAAACACTATTCTTCTTTAATAGTTCTGGTATTTCTACCGAACTTAATTCATCTGGTGCTGTTGGACTTGGTACTGGTGGAGATGTTCAAATCACAAATATTGAAACTGATTCAGATGGATTGCACTTTAAAGTCAATCATCAGAATCATGGAATGTATTTCTCTGATAACCTTGTAAGTATATCTGGTGTTCATCCTGATATAAAACCAACTAAGTTGACTGTAGAATACTCATCTACATCTACCGGTCAGATTGCAGTTGGTGGTGCAACAACATTCTCAACTTTTGAAGGTGTTGGAGTTGGAACAACTAATGTAGGTTATCTCTTAATTGGAGATGAGATTATTGAATACACTAATGTTTCTGGAAATAGCATTGGTGGAAATATTGTAAGAGGAACTAATCCGAAAACATATCCTGTTGGAACTCCTGTCTATAAGTATGAACTCGGTGGAATTAGTCTTAATAGAATCAACAGAACTCATTCGTTGAGTGATGTTACTAAACTTGATCCGTTTACATTTGATAGTTATCAAGTTAAGATTGATACTAGTGCAACAACAGGAACCGACAGAAGCACTGATGTTGGATTCCCCAAACTTTATATAACAGGTGATAGATCTACTGGAGGATCTAGAGTTAGAGCATCTCAAAATATGCCGTTTGAAATCATCACTCCACAAGTTCAAAATGTAACTGTTCCTGGAACTAGTATTACAGGTGAACTTAGAACAATTACTTCTCAAAGTTTTAGTGGAACTGAACTACCATTTATTGATGCTGGATTCCAAGACATCACTATAAATCAAAAGAATTATTTTGATACCCCAAGAATGATTGCTTCTAAGGTAAACGAAGATGCACAACTTACCAATATTGTTGGTGGTAAGTCAATGCAGATGAGACTTTTCCTTTCATCTACAGATAGTCGTTTAAGTCCTGTTATTGATGGTCAAAGAGTAAATGCAATTCTCACTTCTAATAGAGTAAATAATATTATTACAAACTATGCGACAGACTCTAGAGTAAATAGTGCTACTGAAGATCCAACAGCTTTCCAATATCTTTCTAAAGAAATTATTCTGGAAAACCCAGCATCTTCTATAAAAGTTATTGTTTCTGCTCATATTAACGAGGCATCTGATATTAGAGCATTCTTTGCAACTAATAACAAACCAGGATCAGTTCCTGTATTTACTCCTTTCCCCGGATATGCAAACCTTAATGAAAGAGGAGAAATTATTGCATCTGAAAACAATAATGGTGAATCTGATTCATTCATAACTAAGTCAAGCACTCTCTCCTTTGAGAACAGAGAACTTGACTATAGGGAATATACATTTACCATTGACAGATTACCATCATTTAGAACATATAGAATCAAACTGGCTCTGACATCTACAAGTCAGTGCTTTGTACCAAGAGTGAAAGAACTTAGAGTTATTGCCTTAGCATAATATGGAATTTTACGAAATGGAGGGTCATAAGGATCTCGCAAGAGATCCTGAAACCAACGCAATCGTTAATGTAAATAATTTGGAATATACACAGTATCTTTCAAGACGTGACGTGAAAACTGAAAAGAATCAGAAAGTACAGACAATGGAAGAAGATCTTGCTAATGTAAAGAGTGAACTTAATGAAATCAAGTCATTACTAAAGGAGTTATTACATGGATCCTGATAGCATTGAACTAACAAACTTATCAAAGAGTTTTGCATATCAAAAGATTGCAACTGATATAGATAATTGTAATGATCATGATACCCTTAAGAATATTGCAAAATCATTCTGTAAACTTTATTATAAACAACAAGAAACAATGTCGGTAATAGGACTTCCAGATGCCATCTAAAAATATTACTTTCGATCCAGACTCAGGAGTTCCATACGGTGCCAATTTAACAATATATGGGGGAACAGATTTTTCTACCACATTTAATGTTAAAACAACATCAAGTTCTGCTTTTGATTTAACAGGATATTCAGGTGCAGGTGCATTATCAAAGAGTATCGCTGTTGGAGCAACTCTTGGTGCATCTGATACGTTTACTGTTGGGTTTACCAGTGCATATGATGGTGTAATGAAAATTTCTTTGACAGATACAGAAACTGGTAACCTCACAGAAGGTAGATACGTTTATGATGTATTAGTCACAGTTGGATCATCAACATATCCTTTGGTTCGGGGAAATGCATATGTTTATAATACGATTTCTTCTTAAACCTAAATACACTTAGGAAACTTGTGGAATAAATGGCACAACCGGCAAGTAGAACAGATTTAATTAATTATTGCAAAAGGCAACTGGGAGCACCAGTGCTTGAGATTAATGTTGCCGATGAGCAAATAGACGACCTGGTTGATGATGCCTTACAATATTTTCAAGAGAGACACTTTGATGGTGTAACTCAGACATTTTTAAAATATAAAATAACACAAGAAGATATTGATAGAGGAAGAGCAAGAGGTGGCAGTAATAATGCTGCTGGTATTACAACTTCTACTGCAACTTCCACTATTGATGGATCTTCCGTAACTTTTTCGTTTGAAGAGAATAGTAACTATCTTCAAGTTCCGCCAGAAATTATTGGAATAACGAAAGTATTCAAATTTGATGGATCAAACACTGTAACCAATAACATGTTCAGTGTTAAATATCAGTTGTTCTTAAATGATATTTACTATTGGGGATCTACTGAAATATTAACTTATGCAATGACTAAGAGATATCTTGAAGATATTGATTTTGCATTAACTACTGATAAATTCATCAGATTTAATCAAAGACAAGATAGATTATATTTAGATTTTGATTGGGGATCTGCTACAAAAGATGACTACCTTATCATTGATTGTTATCGTTTGTTGGATCCAAATTCATATTCAAGAGTTTGGAATGACTCTTTCCTAAAGAAGTATGTAACTGCACTTGTTAAAAGACAGTGGGGGCAAAACTTGATTAAATTTCAAGGAGTTAAATTACCTGGTGGAATTGAATTGAATGGTCGTCAGATCTATGATGATGCTCAGAAAGACTTGGAAGTGATCAGAGAGCAAATGTCTAATACTTATGAACTTCCTCCATACGATATGATAGGTTGATATCATGTTAAATCCATTCTTTACTCAGGGTACTCGGGGTGAACAAAACCTTGTTCAGGATTTAATTAATGAGCAACTGAGAATGTACGGTGTAGATATTTTTTATCTACCAAGAAAGTATCTGACAGAAAACACTGTCATAAGAGAGGTTGTGCAATCAAAATTTGATATGGCACTCCCCTTAGAAGCTTACGTTGATAATTATGATCAGTATTCTGGTGCTGGAAACATTCTTTCAAAGTTTGGAATTGAGTCAAAAGATGAAGTAAGACTCATTATTTCTAGAGAAAGATTTGAAAACTATATTACTCCACTAATTGAAGATCAATCGAACGTAAAACTATCTACCAGACCAAAAAGTGGAGATCTTATCTGGTTTCCTCTTGATGATAGAATTTATGAAATTAAAGATATTGAATACGCAAAACCATATTATCAATTACAAAATCTTTATGTTTATGAACTTTATTGCGAACTCTTCCGTCTGGAAGATGAAGTCATTGCAACTGGCATAGAGGATATTGACAATAACCTTATTGGTGATGACTATGATGGACAAACTAATGATGGCATCAACACTATTCAAGGACCAACGCAAACACTTACCTTGGTTGGTGCAGCAGTAACCTCAACAGCACTGACAAGTATTGTAAACGGTGCAATTAGATATATTAGGGTGACGAACAGAGGTGGTGGATATGCATCTCCACCAACAGTAATCATATCTTCAGCACCTAGTGGAGGAGTGACTGGTATAGCAACAGCAGTTATGATTGGTGGAATAAATGTTTGTAACTTAAATTCAAATCCAAAATTACAATCAGTACAACAAGTACAAATAATAAATGCTGGATTTGGATATACTAGTACTCCAGGAGTGCGATTTGTTTCAGACACTGGTACAGGAGCTGCAGCTGTAGTTGGAATATCGACTACAGGAGGAGTTGGTATCGTAACTGTAAACACTGCTGGATCCGGATATGTAACAGCACCAACAGTTACATTTACTCCACCAAAACACGTTGGAGCAGCAGCAACTGCAGTTTTAGATTCTCCTTTAGTTAGTACTGGAGTCAGCATTACTTCTGCTCCAATTAGTGTAGGGGCATCTTCTTTCTTATTCCCAGGAGGAACAACTGGCGGTGTATTCTACAAAACAGCACCGACAGTTACATTCTCACTGCCAACGGGAACTGGAAATGCTGCAGAAGCAACTGCAACCCTTGATGAACTTGCACAAACTGGAGGAACAGTAGAAACTCTTGGACTAACAACTGGTGGTAGATTCTATACTAGTGCCCCAACAGTAACTATTGCACATCCAGGATTTAGTTTTGCATCTGCAACCATTGGAATTGCAGGATCGTCCATTGATGCTGGATCTATTGCATTCAGCACTACTGGCAGAGCGTATACGACAGCACCTACTGTTGCAATTACAACAACTTCGGGACAAGATGCACCTACACAAATTGCAGTTGGTATTGCAACTATTGATCCAATAACAGGTATTGTGACAGCAGTTGGATTTAATTCCACTACAGATCCTTGGTGTGTTGGAACTGGAGCGACCATTGGTCTTGGATATACTGCAGCACCTACAATATCGTTTAGTGGAAGTCCTTCTCCAGTACAAGCAACAGCAACTGTTACAGTATCTGTTGCAGGTACAGTTAATACTATTAGTATTGGAAATAGTGGATTTGGTTATCTCACCACACCAACAGTTACTATTGCAGGACCTGGAGGAGCAGACGAAAACTTTAGAGCACTTGGAGTTGCAACTATCAGATCTACCTCTATTAAAACAGAAGGTACAGTTGGCATTGGATCTAGTGTCATTACAGGTGTTACTACAACAAATATTATTGTTGGAGATAGGGTAAGACTTGGTATTGGATATAGTAATCTATATAACTTCATTCCTGCAGATACTTTTGTATATTCCATAGGATCTGGAACATTAACGATGTCTGCCTCTGCCACTAATGTTGGTATCGCAACTTCTGTGTTTGAATTTGGTAGAGCAAATTGTGGTGTTGTTACTGGCATTGCAGTTACATTTGGTGGAGGTGGTTATTTGAGTCCTCCAACAGTTACAATTTCTAATGAAGTGTCTGAAAAGAATTATATAGAATTCCCAGGAATATCTACAGCAACTGGTATAGCAACAGTAAGTGCTGGTGGAACAGTTTTAGGTGTCAATATTTTGGATTCTGGATATGGATATGTAATCACACCAGAAATAACACTATCAAATCCAGAAAGTAGTGGATCTGGAACATTCCAATTTAATGAAATTGTCACAGGATCTTCTAGTGGAACGACTGCAAGGGTTAGAGTATGGAATTCTGAAACAAACATACTTGAAGTTGGTACTGTAAACGGAGAATTCACTCGTGGAGAAACAATTACAGGATCTACATCTGGTGCAGCATACGAACTGAGAGTAGCAGATGCACAACCTGCTGATGATGGATTTGCAGATAATATCAATATAGAAATAGAAGCGGATTCTATTATTGACTTCTCTGAGCAGAACCCATTCGGTATGCCCTAAATAAAAATATCTTAATATAGAGATATTGTAGGACTTAAAAATGTTTGAGTATTTTTACAACGAAATTTTAAGGAGGACCATTATATCTTTTGGTACTTTGTTTAATAACATTAGCATTAAACATGAGGACTCTGATGACAATGTTGTCAGTGTTATAAAGGTTCCTTTGGCATATGGTCCTACTCAAAAGTTTCTGGCAAGAATAGAACAGTCTCCAGACTTGAATAAACCATTTGCGATAACCCTACCAAGGATGTCGTTTGAATTTATAGGACTAACTTATGATCCTAGTAGAAAAGTATCAACAACTCAAACTTTTACTGTAAAGGATCCTAATGATGGGACTGAAACAAAAAAGGCATATATGCCAGTCCCATATAACATGCAATTTGAACTTGCCATCATGAGTAAGTTAAATGATGATGCACTTCAAATTGTAGAACAGATTTTACCATACTTTCAACCTGCGTATAACGTCACCGTAGAACTGGTTGAAGCACTACAAGAAAAGAGAGATATTCCTGTTGTCCTAGAAAATATTACCATGCAGGATGACTACGAGGGAGACTTTTCTAGCAGGAGAGTTCTTCTCTATACTTTAAGATTTACTGCAAAAACATATCTATTTGGTCCTGCATCTGCTGCAACCAAGGATATCATCAAAAAGGCTACCGTCAGTTACCTTACAGGCACAGACACTTCAAACTCTATCAGAGAAGTTTCTTACTCAGTCGAACCAAGAGCAATCAAAAATTATACTGGAAACGCAGCAACAACACTGGCAGAAGATATTACAAAAACAAAAACAGCATTCAATGTTGCTGATGCCAGTGGACTTACTGAAAATACCTATGTTGATCTCAATGGAGAAGAAATCTTCATCACGAAGATAACTGGAAATAGACTTAACGTGAAGAGGGGTCAAGATGGAACTACTATTACCGATCACTTGACAGGAGAAGAAATCTTTATTATTGATGCTGCAGATAATGCATTAATTGAAGTTGGAGATGATTTTGGATTTAGTGGTTCGTTCTGATGAAAATGACAAAAAATTTTGATGAACTTAATGATACTTTCAATACCTCTGGTGAAGTGATTAAACCAGAAGTAATTGAAAGTAAAATTGAAAAAGTTAAAGAGAGTGTTGATGACATAAAAAAAGATTACGAGTATACTAGAGGTAATCTTTATTCCATTATTGAAAAGGGACAAGAAGCTCTCAACGGTGTTCTTGAACTTGCCCAAGAAAGTGAAATGCCAAGAGCATATGAAGTTGCTGGTCAGTTAATTAAGAACGTTGCTGATGCAACTGATAAATTATTAGATCTGCAGAAGAAACTTAAAGATATTGAAACAGAGGAAAAAATCAAAGGTCCATCAACTGTTAATAATGCATTATTTGTTGGGTCAACAGCAGATCTGGCAAAAATGCTCAAAGATGGATTAAAAGAGGACAATAAATAGTAAAATAGAGGAGATATATTAAACGTGGCACTAAAGAAGCCTTCAGATTTTTTTGGTAATAATAAAAAAACTCCCTTGGATGAGGTAAAGGAGAGTTATGAATCTGCGCGCCCAGAAAAGATAGAGCAGGTATCTGAAGCATTTGATGCCTTTAAATCAAACTTAAATCACCTTAAATCATTATCTGATTTTACTTCTACTTTTGATAGTTTCAAGAATAATTTAGAAAAGGTAGAGAGTGTTTCTAGTGAAGTTAGTGGAATAAAAGAAGAGATAAAAAGTTTAATTAAAAAAGAAGATTTAGATAGTGCCATGATGGCACAACTTCTTTTTGTAGAAGAATCAATATCTAAAATTGAATCTAAAGTATCATCTATTAACGGTAAGACAGTTGATAAGATTAGAGAAGACTTTGTAAATCTCTCTAACTCTGTTGAATCTTTTCTTGATGTAGATGTACCAAAATACAAAAAATTAATTTTAGAGTCAGAAGTTAGATTTGACGATAGACTTGATATTTTTAAAGAACAAGTAGAAGAAAACTTAGACTCCATTAAAGAGGACGTAAGTAAGGAAGTCACTACTGCTCTAGAAACTGTTGAAAGTGTAAACGAAAATACTATCAACATAGTCAAAGCAGAATTTAAAGAAACTGCCAGAGATTTTAACAAAAATGTAAATGAGTTAGTAGAGAAAGAACTTCCAAAATATAAAAAACTCTTTGCAGAAACAGAGGTAAGGACAGAAGAAAAAGTCAATAAAGTAATTGACACCTATAGACAAAATATTGAAGATCTTAATGCAAAGGTAAAACTGTTTACTGAGACAGAAATACCAAAGTATAGTAATCTTTTAATTGAAACTAAACTTAAATCAGAACAAGAAGTAAAAGATTTAGAAGAAGAAGTTCTTTCTAAAGTCAATTTGTTGTCAGAAAAAGTTCAATCTATTTCTGAAGGTATTCCAGAAAAAACTTCTGAAAAGATACAAGAACTTAAAGATGTAACTGATCAATATAAAGAAGAGATAGATTCTATTGCCAAAAAATATCAATCTCTATATAAAGACTTTAAAAAAAGAGAAGTTAGTGAAAATGAAAAATTAGAAAGTTATTCTCAAGATATTGAAAAGTATCATAAGAGATTTAATTTCCTAGAAGAGACTGTTACTGAAGATCTCAGAGAAATTCAAAATGTTTTAGTAAGATCTAACGAAAATTATCATGCTAGTTTAAAAACCGAAGTAGTAAAGTTTAGAGATAAAATATCTAAACAGATGCAAGATCTTGAAGTAGATCTTGTTACTAATGAAAAGCATATTAAGAAACAGAATGAACATATTGAAAGTATTCAAGAAGAAATAAAAGAAGTTATTGAAAGACTTCAATTAGATAAGTTAGAAGAAAAGAATAAAGAGTTAGTTGAAAAAATTAATTATCTTGAAGAGACTATCTCTGAGATAAATGAAAAGAAACTTTTAACTGAAGATAATCCAACTTTACCTGGAGATCCATCAACAAATAATTCTTCAGATGGATTAACTCCTTTAGATCAAAAGTTTGCAACACTTGATGATCTTCAAAATCATTACAGACTATTCATTAACAGAATCCAACAGCAGATTGCTACCATTGGTGGTGGTGGTGCTGGATTCA